TGAGAGTCGCGGGGTTGCGTCGCTAAAGTGAACTTACACCTACCTTTCCCAACCCCCCTCGCGCCGTCCCATATTTACCCGTCCGAGCATGCGCCTATTTCAGCCCTGGCGTAAGTATTGACAAGTGGGGTCGATATACCCGTCGCGGAAGTGAATTTCCCCTCCCACAATCCGGGCCATTTGGCATGAAAAGTGCTTAGTAACCCCCTGTCACGCTTGGTATAATACTTGCTTGACAATCTGTAAGGTTTTCGATACAATGTGTAAGGAGTAGACGATGAGCCTGATTAAATACTACCTGAAGTTCCAAGCTGTTACCGCCGGCTGCTCACTGCTGATAGGCATCACAGATCCGACCTGGTACCTATTCTACCTAATCATGGGAGTGCCTACCGCCCTATGCAAACATCGCAAGCACACTACCGCCTCTATACGCTACTAGCCCTCGGCCGCGTACCCGGCGCTGAGCGGCGAGCTGAGCGCGTCTTCATGCATTTGCCCACTGCTGCCACACACTTAGCTACCTCGACCGCGCGACTGAAGAGTTACATCCAAGAAGGCATCGACGCCGCCATCTTCTACGACCTAAAAAAACGCCATAAAATCTGGTCATTTAGCATAACCCTACCCAAGGTCGACTAACCTACTGTAATCAAAGGAGTACTGCCAATGCGCCGCCAACTGTCTAAAGATGAGACGACTGTCGTGCAAAGTGTCATCGCCGCCAACCTACGCCGCTGGCGCAACCTGGGGCCGCAGGAATGCGAAGACATGGCAGCCATGGCCTGGGTGACCGTCCTCGAACGTCTGCCTCGCCATGATCCAGCGCGCGCCTCCCTCCGCACTTTCGCCGACTTGGCCGTAAAGTCTGCCTTCATGGACTGGTACAGGAAGTATCACAAGCCTCGCAATTCCAGTAAAGAGGAATCAGTCGAGCACTTCAACAACTACGTGAAATACTCGCTTTACGCCGAAGGTGCCGATAAGCTTACGGCAGAGGAGCGCCTGGATCTTTACGCTGCGCTCTCGCACCTGGATGGTCGCGACGCCGACATCGTGGGCTACTACCTCGAAGGTATGCTGCTTAAAGAGATAGGCCGCCTCTTTGACATCAGCGAGTCGCGCGTCAGCCAAGTGTTTGGCGAAATCATAGACGGCCTCAAGAGGAGACGTAATGCAAATCTCACGGAAGCAGAAAATAGCCAAGGCGAAATTCTGGCAGCGCATCGCCAATAACCAGGGCCTGGTTGCCGAAGAGATGGATGACGCAGAGATCGCCCGCGTGGCCGGATCCGTCGATATCCAGCTGGCCCTCAAAAACGCCGAGTTTCGCACCTGGTTCCTGGATGCTGACGCCAATAAGGCCCTCATCGAGGCCGGCGTAGACAGCGCCATTCGCCGTTTGATTGACATTGTGGAGATGAGCGGCTCTGACCTGATCGGCAAAGACGCAGAAGCCAAGACGTCCGACCAAGTGCGTGCCGCCGAAATGTTACTGAGATTCGCTGGTTACGGCCCAACTAAAGATCAACCGGGTTCTCTCGGCAAGGATCTAGACAAGATGTCCGCCGCCGAACTGGATTCTTTCATTGCTTCAAAGTCTAAGAAGCTTAAACTGCAGCAGTAAGTAGCCAGCCGCGGCCCTGGATATTAGGTATTGACATCCAGCGCAGTACCTGATATTCTGATAGATCGGCGCAAAACGGTGGACCCAACTGAATATTCCCTCCGGCTAGCATCCCGTGCGCTAGCATCGGGGATAGACTACGCCTCGACTATCGTCTTTTTCTTATGCCCTTTTTATAGCATATCCGCAAGCAAAAGTCAACAATTTATTTTTGACAAATTGATATGACAGTTTCTTGACACTTATGACAAGTTTGTGGTAGGATTGTATCAGCAGTCGCGGTCGCAAGACCCAGCGAGAAACTGGAGATGTGGGTGGAAGTCCCTCGGGCACCCGGGCCCTCGTTTAAGAGGCCGCGACCGCTACCTGATTTAATGCTTATAATGAATTTAATGATATTATGTATTTATACCCACCCACCCGATCCCTATATAAAATAGCAGGTCCGCAGCGGAATTGCAAGCAAAATCCATGCCAGTCATGTTTTGGATTGGATGGCCGATAAAATGAAGATGCTTCACGCAGCTACCACTACCTCAAATCGAGGAATATCAATATGTTACCTAAGCACGTGACAATACTAGGCGAAAACTTTAACATACTGCGCCCACACGACCTGCAGCTGGATGGTGAAGACGTGCACGGCACGTATGACTATGGCACGCGAACTATATGTGTTAAGGACGGCCTGGATGAGCGGGAGGCTGTGTCCACCTTGATCCACGAAATGACGCATGCCTGGCTGGATGCCAGCTCTATCTCTAGCCTGCTCAGCTTGTCTGACGAACAGGAAGAAGGCCTAGTACTCGCCCTTGAGCGCCAGTTTATGCCGGTCGTGGCCAGCGTTCTGGGATCTGACCTGCTGGCTCCCAAGAGCCCCAAGAAGCGCGCAGCAAAGACGAAGCGAAAGGGTCGCAAATGAGATACGAGCTGGAACTTTACACTAACGATATGTCGACAAAAACCGAAAAAATCGAGGTAGAGGGCACAGCCGTATCTGCCCTGGATACTAGCGACGGTGCCATGTTCATGGTGCTTGGCTCAAAGGGCGCGGTGGTCTACGTTACAGCTATGCATCGCGTTAAGTCGATGCGAGCAATAGGCAAACAATCTAAGCAAAAGGCGAAGTTATATGCCATGGTTGGACGAGATGAAAAAGAAGCTCCTAGGGGACGAAGAGCCGCTCAAGGAAAGACTGGCGCGCAGTGAGAAAGAGAAGCCGCGCGGCTCGGAACTTGTGGGCCCCGGCCCAGTGCCGCCTTTCCGCACAATGAAGGAAAAGGCCAAGGCCGAGATTGACACCCGCGTGGCTGCTTACAAAGACTTAGAAGACCGCCCCGCGATGACGCGCGAAAAGTTCAAGCAAACGCTTGAGCTGGCAAAGAAGGGTAGCAAGGAGGCCAAGTCGCTGCTTGACCGTTTGCAAGTGGACGAGGTTGAAAAGAAAGACGCCGACAAGGTGTACAATACCTATTTTAAAATGAAGGATAAGTGATATGCTCGGTCACGTACAAAAGATAGTGTTTCAGTCAGCTACGCCAAATACCAGCGCCGGTTTCATCCTGCCTGGTGATTCCAAAGCCTTTGGCGGCTCTGTGTACATGCCGGGCGCTACGGCAGCCAAGCTAGAATATTCTATTGATAATGGAGCTACCTGGATTGGTCCGGCCGTAGCTCTGACCGCTGCTGCCTCCGGCTTCTTCACATGGGCCCCGACTTACTTCACAATGCCCTACGCTCGCGTAGTTGCAACGGCGGGCACAGCCACTGACTGCCGCGTTTACGTCGTCGAGTAATGGCTGGCTTAAAAACCCACATCGTTCAGGAAGGGCAGACCATCAGCGTGCAGGATGGGGCTCTGCTTGGTGCTGGGACCAAAGAAAGCACGGCCGTGGCCCAGTCCGATACGGTGCTGGTATCCGTCTTTGTGCGCTCCCTCAGCGGCACAGTAAAGGTGGATGTTTACACGTTTGCGCAAGAAGGTGACGTCAAGATAATTGACTTCCCTCTGATAAACGCCCCCACTGCCAACCTGATTATGAAGCAAGCGGCCGGCACGCTGTCGAACGTGCGCGTGGTTATCCAGCACAGCGACGACTGCGACCTCATTGTTTCGCTAAAAGGCTCATCTAGCGGCACATCAAGCACCGTTCTGCTGAGTCCAACGCAGGCCACCGCTTATAGCGTCACAGCTACCACCACGCCCGCCGCCGTGATCCCAGCCAGTACTCAAGACCGGCAAGGTCTAATATTTATGAATTATGGAGTTGGGCCGATATTGTATGTTGGGTTTACCGCAACCGAGGCCACCGTGGCCCAAGGCTGGCCACTACCCATGGGGGCGTCGATAGCCATAGATCTGGGCGCCGGGCAAGCTGTATGGGCAGCAACCAGTTCCGGAACGGTAGACATTAGAATCATGGAGTCTGGCAGCTAAGGCGGTGGCATGAGTACGTTTTCTTCATCGTCTGGAAATAACATACAGGTGTCGCCGTCCGGGTCAACAAACCCAACGGTGCAGAATATCCCAATGGCCACGGCAGGAACAGAGTACTCGGCGGTTCTGCCTACCGGCACCACGCAGTTCGAGATCCGGTCGCGGATGTATGGCAAGCTGCAGTTCTCGTATACCAGCGGACAAAGCGGCACTGTATTTAGAACTCTACCGCAAGGCTGCGCCTACTCAGAAGGCGGCCTACTACTGAACGCGCCGCTGGATATTTATGTTCAAAGCACCAAAGACAACGACGTACTTGAGGTCGTGTCCTGGGTATAATCACTAGGAGGTATTCATGGTAGGTAAGGAAAGACTTGTGTTCGATCCGGCCAATGCAAGCGAAGGCGACAAGATTGCCGGCTACTTGTATGGCGCGGGCGGCACGCTCATCACATCGACGACAGTCGGTCCGGATGAAGGTCTTGACGTTAATGTCCTGAACACTATCACCGTGCAAGCGACCAACCTGGACATCCGGGATTTGTCGCATACACAGGATAGCGTAAAGGTCGGCGACGGCACAGACTTCTTGGCTGTTAACGCAGACGGATCCATCAACATCACAGACAACGGCGGGTCCATCACGGTCGATGGTACCGTGGCCGCCACGCAGTCTGGCTCTTGGACTGTTGCTGCTACCCAAAGCGGCACCTGGACCATTGACAGTATCACTAACCCAGTGACTGTCACTGCAACCAACCTTGACATTCGCGACTTGTCTCACACACAGGACAGTATTAAGATTGGTGACGGCACCGATTTCCTCGCCATCAACGCCGACGGGTCTATCAATACCGTCAGCACTGGCGACCCCGCACTGGCAAATACCGCGCTTGCTGCCTCAGCAACCAGCGTTACCACGTCGGCCACTAACTTGGTCGCGTCTGCGTTGTCTGGCCGCAAGTACCTGTTTGTGCAGAACCTCGGTAACCGCTCGATCTACCTCGGTGGATCCGGCGTAACCACCTCGGCCGGCTTCCGCCTCAGCCCAGGCGCAGCCCTGGATGCTCGTATTGGCGCTGCTGTGTCGCTCTACGCGATCACAGACTCTGGCACACAAGACGTGCGTAACCTGGAACTCAGCTAAGTTTAACGAGGGGCTTCGGCCCCTTTTCAAAGGAGCATGTATATGAATCAGAATTTTACGCAGGCAGACTTTGATTTTACACAAGAATTTGCCAAGTTTATCCTCAACCGCATGCACGTCAAAGACGCCTCGGTCAAGGACATGATTGACTTCAATAAGATGCTGATTAGGTACAACGACCTGAGTCGCAAGATTGAGGCCAATATTCTGGAGCTAGGCAAAGTGGTCGAAGCTCCAAAGAAAGCTAAGGCGTCCAAGGCTGCCGCGCCACAGGGGTAATCCATGGGTGTTTCCTACGAAGACATTTATGACGTAGTTTCCACAAATAACAGCTCTACCGCAGCTATCGGCGCGGGGGCAACATTTACCGGCGCGGCTGACGATGTAAGCCAGATGTCGTCCGCAATTATCATGCTGTTCGCCAACCAGAATACCACCCTGGTTATTTCACAAAGCCGCGACGGGTCTTCGTGGGATGTATCAGACACCTTTACTGTTCCTTCGTCGTCAGGTCAAAGTTTCACAGTATCTGCAGTTAGTCAGTTTTTGAGAGTGGCGGTCACGAACACTAGCGGGTCTACTGCCACAACAGTAAGATTGCAGACCATATATAGCACCACGCCGCAAAGTATCGTTCGCGCCACAGGACAACAAGTCGCCGCTGGGTCTGTGCCTGTAGTGCTGGCCACCGACCAATCAACAATACCGGTCAATGTATTATCCACTCCATCACCTTCGCCTGAAGATTCAGGGTTTGAGTTTGGGCAGATAACCTTGGCGGCCACTACGGAAGTTCTTCTGCGTAAAGCCACGTATACTGAACAAACATCTGATGCGCAGAGAAGTATAGTCTCTAGTAGTGCTAATGACGCATCTGCCGGAACAGGTGTACGAACTGTAAAGATCGTCTACTTTACAGCAACAGGAACCGGGCCGTTTGAGGAGACCGTTACTCTGAACGGTACAACGGCTGTGAACACAGTATCGTCTACGATCTGCTATATTGATAAGATGATAGCAGTTACAGTAGGGTCGGGCGGCGCTGCTGCCGGAAACATTACCGTGCGATCGGTAACAGGTGGTGGCGGCGTTGTGATAAAACAGATCAGCACCGGAGACTTACAAAGCTTTGACGCTGTGCATTATGTGGCCACCGGAAAAACCTTATATATTACAGGCCTCAGCACAGGCCACAATGGTACAACGGTGGGCTCAGGTGCGCGGTATAGAATACGCAAGCGAACTTTAAACTTAGCAAATCAGCCGTTGCTGCAAGTATCAGACTTTGTGCGACTGTACGGTCAATCATCAACCAATACGCGCATTTATCAATCGCCTATTATAGTTGTTGGACCGGCTAAAGTCGAACTGTGGGTAGCGCCGGAAACCTCAACGTCTACCATTTATTACGGTAGCTTTGATTACTTCACGAGGTAACAATGCCGTACTCTACTAGCGTCATAGATTTTAGTGCCGACCAGGTTACTGTTATAATAGAAGGAATTGGCGGGAGTGTGTCTGCTAGCGGCAATACCAATATTGATACACAGTTTCCAGAAAAGCGCCTAATCAATGCCGGATCCTTGCTGGTTAATGGCGGCAAGCTAGGCGATCGAGTGTCACTTCAAGTAGTGGATGTGGCAGGAACTGTAGCTCCGGCCGGCACCGTATTGAATACTTTTGCCAAAGATATGTACGTAAACCCACAGCAAGTATTTCAGATCCATTACGACATACCTTACGTAGCCGCACTGCATACATTCATGACACTGCGCATTGTATACTCGGCCACGGACGCTGACACCAGACAGGTGTACCTCAATCTGATTGGGCACATACCAAAGGACTGACAGCATGGAGATAATCTTTTCTAAAAATAACAAGCCTCTGAGTCATATGATCTGCGCAGTGACAAACGAGCCTGTGTCCCACTGTGCAATCAAAGTAGGAGACTTTGTGCTGCATAGTACGATCGGCGGCCCTGAGATTCGCACATTTGAGTACTTTTGCAGTCGAAATGAAATAGTGAGTTCTGTGCAAGTCCCTGTATCGGAGCGTGTCGCTGTTAGATGGATGACAAGGTTAGATAGTAAGTGGTATGACTATGCTGCCTTAGCCTACTTAGGTATGCGATACGCGGCTAAAGTTTGGCTAGGCATTCCGTTGCCCAAGGCCAACTTGTGGCGTGTGTCAGGTATGTACATGTGTACAGAGCTTGTCACTACGGTGCTGTTTGAAAAGGCCGATGCCATGCTGACGCCGTATCAGTTATATTTAAAATTGAGGTAACACATGGCAAAAACAGGCAAGGATGTTCAGCTGGTCGACTACCACAAGCGCCTACTAGAAATGGTGCGAGCGGATGTAGACAAAACTCAACCATGGGAAGAGCAAGAGAAGGAAGCCAAATCAATTATGGACGGCTTGCTAGGTCCTACGTGGCGCAATAAGGCTGACATGCTGGCGGAAGCCGGGCCGCAGGAAGAAGTGGCAAATGACGACTACTTAGACCTTTTGGACCACGTCGGCAATATGTACCAGATGGGCCGCGCCCCTGGAGTTAAGCATCCAATTACAGATGGTCCAAACAAACCTGCGCCAAAGGCCGATATGTCTGAGGCGCTGTTAGAACTGCGCGACGCGATTAACAAATTGCTGGATGCCAAGTGAATACAGACGTAGAGAAAAAGTTACTGGTTGCCGCTATTCAGCGGCGGGAGTCTATGGCTCGCAAAGAGAGCTTTGACCCGCACGTCTTAGGTTCCAAGCCCACAGCTAAGCAGCTAGAAGTGCTACGCGACATTGAAGGCTTTTACTCTCGATACGTGGTAGCTGGTAACCAGTCTGGTAAGACTATGTTGGCAGGACGGGAGGCCGCCTGGATCTTTACCAATACCCATCCGTTCATCGACACCAAGGCTGTGTGGGGCGATCGGCCGCTGATCATGCTCATACTAGGGCAGACTACCAAGCAGCTAGAAACTGAGATTTGGGGCAACAAGATCCAGCCACACTTGGATCCTGCCGAGTACCAGGTGCACAGTTCCGGCGGCGTGCTGCAGTCTGTGACTAACCGCAAAAATGGCAACAAGATGCTGTTCATATCGCACCACAATGCCAATGACGCACGTAAGAACTCGCAGGCCTTTGTGGCTCAGTGGGTGTGGCTGGACGAAATGCCGTCCTCGCTGTCACTGTTTTCCGAGCTGGAAACGCGTACCATTGCTACCAAGGGGCGCTTCATCTGCACGTTCACGCCGCTAATTCGTAACCCCGAGATTAAAAAGAAGATTGAGACGGTAGACCCTAAGTATGGCAAGAAGTACAAGTTTGCCATGTTTGACAACCCTATTTATGCTGGCCGAGAAGAAGAGTTAATGGCCCGCTATTCCTCGTTGCCTGAAGGGGAGCGCAACGCCCGTCTGTACGGCGACTGGTTCATCGGCGACCGGGGCGTGTACCGCTTTGACGAGAACCTCCATATGGAGAATCCAGAGGGGTACCATCCTTCTTGGCGGCACGTCGAGATTGTAGACCCCGCCGCCGCCGGTTATGCAGGATACGCTCTCATCGCCGAGTGCCCCAAGAACCACCGCTGGTACTTGATACGGGGCGAAAACGTGCAGGGTGACTCCGCCTCGGAGTTGTTGCAGGCGTTTGCTAAGCGGAGCGAAGGTGTGAATCTGATCCGTCGCATCAGCGATCCGCACGAGCAGTGGTTTATTAAAGAGGCCAACAAGGCCAAGATAGTCTACCACGGCGTGTTCAATAAGAATAATAACCGCAAGTTAGAGTTGATCAAGCAGCTCCAGGACCGCCTGGATGATGGCCGCTTAAAGATTACGGACTGGGCAGGTGAGCAGGTCATTGAGCAGTTTATGAGCTGTCAGTGGTCTGAGTCGCGCGAGGACAAGATTGTTCGCGCGTCCGACTACCACATCCTTGATTGCCTTCAGTATTTCTGTGATCAGATACCAAAGCCGGAGACGCGCCCTGCCGATATGTCCTGGGAACAGCAGCTGATTATGCAGCACACCGCACGCAAAAATTCAGCTATTGAAAAAGCTAAGCAAAAAAAGAAGCTTACCTTCGGACGCATACCTAGACCGAAGATCTACAGAGGCGGGTACTGATGGACGCAGTGATCGCAGGATTCTACCTCGGCCTTTTTGTTTTTGCCCTTAACGGGTTACAGCTGGTTGCCCTCAATCAAAAAGCGCGGCAGTTAGAGGCCAAAGAGGAAGACATCCGCCGTTTGCTCATTAGAATCAAACTTCGCAAGTAAGGAACTACCATGGCAAAAGTCGTCAGCTGGGATATGGCAGAATGGCGCAAGCGCATGGAAACGCTCTTTGCTGAGGCGAAAGGGTACCGCGCTCCGTATGAAACCGTGTGGGCCGCTAACATCAACCAGTACGCTGGCAACCTTGGCTTCCGCAATGCCGGTAACGCTAACATAACCTTCGACTCCTTGGCCGAACTCGCAGCTGGAACGCCAGAAGGCGGGGACTCCGCAATCGGCGTCAACTATATTTTTAAGTATACTCGCTTTATCCACAGCCAGCTATCTGCCAACCCTCCCAGCGTGATTGTGCGCCCCTCCACTACGGATCCGGGCGATGGCCAGAAGGCGGATGCGGCAGACCGCGTCGCCCGATTTGCTCGCGACACAAAAGACATTCCAGAAGAAGTTGACATGATGAACTTGTACACCCTGGTTTGTGGCATTGGCTGCATCAAGGTGTACCATGATAAAGATGGCGGCGATATCAAGGACTTCGACGAAGCCAGCGGCGAAGTGGAGATGACTGGCGACGAGTGTATCAAGCACCTCAGCATGTTCAACGTGTGGATAGATCCAAAAGCCAAAGATCTCCGAAGCCTGCGCCACGTGTTCGAGCGCGAACTGATCACGATCGAAGAGGCCGTGTATCGCTGGCCGGATCACAAGGATAAGATTGAAGAGAATCGCTTCGAGTACAATCCCGAAGAGGGCGGAGACCCGATGATCGCCAAGAAGCACGCTGCTTACAAAGAGCCGTGCGTGGAGATCTTTCACTACACCGAGCGCGGCCTACCCACTAACGGCATGGTGGGACGCTATGCCTGCTTCCTTAAAGACTTTACGTTCCTTGGCAAGCCTTGCAAAAACCAGCACCCAAACGCCGGGCTGCCCTATAAGTTCCTGACTTTTGTGGACGTGCCTGGTAGCGTGTACGCCAAGTCCGTGGCCGACTACGCTGCACGCGTGCAGGACATGTTGAACCGGATCGACAGCAATACCCTAGACAGCATCCAGGCCCACAATGTCGTTCGCATGGTTATCCCCGACACGGCGGACGTGGCTGATGACGATGTGTCCAACAGCTCCTGGGACTGGATCAAAGTGTCTGGCGCGCAGGATGCCAACTCAATTCGTTTTGTGAACCCTCCCGCTTTGATGCCCGATATGTGGCAGTTCCGCGATACCTACCGCCAGGAGCTGCAAGACATGTATGGCATCAACGACTCTATGCTTGGTATCCAGCAGCGCGAGCAGTCGGCCGTGTCGCAGCAGACGGCTATTCAAGCCGGTACCGCCATCCATCGCCGCCTCCTCAAGAAGTACGAGACTGTGGTACGCGAGATCTACAAAGACTACCTCGAACTGGTCCAGAAGTACTGGGACACGCCGCGCATCGTCAAGGTGATCGGTAAGGATAAAGCGTTCGAATCAGTCAAGCTCAAAGGTGCCGACATCAAAGGTGGTTATGACATTATTGCGGAATATGGCACCAGCTTGCCGATTGATCCAAACATGCGCCGCGAAGCCATCATGCTCATGATGCCGATGTTTGAAAAGGCCGGCATCAGTATGCAGACCATCCTCAAGCATCTGAAGCTTAACGAACTGGAAAGCTTGTACGATATCAACGACATGGCCGCCGACCGCCAGATGGAAGTATTTGAAGAGATGACGGCCCTGTTCCGGCGCGGCAAACCTACGTATATCCAGCCAAAAGAGATGGAGAACCACGTGGGCCGCCTGGCTGCCGCTAAACAATATCTGGAAACTTCCGAGTTTAAGTATCTGGAGCCTGAGTTGCAAGATCTGATCCGTCAGCACATCCGCGAACGCGAGCAGCTTTTGGCCAACGAACAGCCGCAGCAACCAGCGGTAGGCCCAACTGAGGTAGCCGGCATGCCGGCCCCAGTCGATACCGGCGCGCTTCTCCAGCAAGCCGGCGTAGTTTGAAGATACCCTGTCAAGGTGCAGGATTCTTATATTAAACGCTACCCTGTCGAGGTGCAGGATGCAAGGAGATGTTAGATGAATGAGTTGAGTGTAGACATTGCAGCAGAAATTGCTGCGCTTAATGCTTCCTCGGCCCCAGCGCCCCAAGCGGATATTCCGCAGCCAGCGCCCGCCGACGACTTCGAGGTACCCGATCCATCCTTTTGGGATGACCCCAGCAAAGAGTTGGGAGACGTGCTCGGACTGGATGCTGGCAATAAGGACGCTTCGGCTCCTGCCAAACCAGCTGACCAAACGCCTAAGACTGCAGCAGCTCGCGCTGACGAAGCGGCCAAGGCAGCAGCCCAAGCAATCGCGTACAAATCGAACGGCAAGGAAAAAGTTCTCGATCTGACCAAACCTGAGACGATCGAAGAGATTAAGCGTAAGCTTGCAATCGCTGACGGTAAAGAGAAAGCCTTTGACGCAGCGGCGCAGTACAAGCAACAGATGCAGGCAATGGAAGCTGAACTCAAGCAGGCTCGCGAGGCTGCCCAACTTTGGGACAAGGTCGAGGCCCTGCGGTACGACAAAGCAAAATTGATCGAGCTGTTCACTGGACAAAAGTACGACGACTTCGTTCAAGAAGAGGTGGCCAAGCACCAAATCAAGACGATGGGTACTGAAGAAGAGAAGCGCCTCCTGGAGCAACAGGACCGCATCCGCGCCCTCGAAGAGCGACTGAAGCTAGGCGAGGAGATGACCAAGAAGCAAGCCGCAGAGGCAGAGAAGAAGAGGCAGGCTGCAGAGGCAGCTAAGTCCGAAGCTCAGCAAGAGTGGCTGAAAACTAACATCGAGCGCGAGTACTTCCGTCATACTGACGCCATCCAAGACGACAGTGTCAAGGAGCTGGTTTACCAGAAGTCGATCCTCGACATCAAGAAGATGTACAAGGAATACGGCAAGGTAACCAACAAGATGGTAGAGAAGGCTTTTGCAGATAATGCCAAGCGTCTCAAGGCGTTCCATGAACAGACAGTTGATGCAAACACATCAAAGGCTTTAGATAGCAAGCGCCAGGCAGCCAGTGCGGCAGCCGAAGCGGCGTCAACCAAGAACTACGATGCAGATATCGAAACGAGCAACCTGGCTAATCTGTCGCCGGACAAGCTCTTCAAAGCAATGAAATTTCTCAACAGTAAACGCTAAAGGATAAACAATGGCTACTTCAGCAGTAACGAACCTCGGTGGATTGGACATCGGTAAGTATTTGAAAATTATCTCTAAGGGCGGAGTTTATAACAACTTGCCCGAAGATTCAGCGATGTGGGAAAACATCCTGAAGAAGAAAAAAGGCACGGACGAAGGCCGCGAACTCCGCTACCTTATCCGCTCGGCCTACGGCGCATCTGCAGCCAACTTCATGGCGATCGGCGGCGGCAGCTTCCCGAACGCTCAGAAGTCCAGCCTGCAAGAAGGTACCGCCCAATACAAAGACTTCGCCCTCACGATCGAAGTACAGCGCGACGTTATCGCCCGTGCTATCAGCGACTTCAGCCGCTACGGCGAGCCCATCGCTGAAGAGATCCGCGCCAAGACAATCACGCTCAGCCGTCAGCTGTCCGCAGCTGTCTACGCTGACGGAACTGGCGTACTTGCCCAGGCAACCGGCGCTGGTACCATCAGCTCTGGCCGCATCGTCCTCCCTCTCGGCTCTGCTTCTACCTCGCGCGGCTTCATCGGCTGGCTCGAACTGGGTGACCGCGTAGTCGTCGCCACGCTCGCCGGCGTACAGACTGACCCAACCGTCTCTTCCGGCACCTTCGCCTGGTTCTCTGTCTATGACAAGGACCGCAGCGCCGGCACCGTTACGCTGGAAGCACAAAACTCTGCTGGCACAGCTCTGACTGTGACCGCTACAAACATCCTCAACACTATGGTCATCTACAAGTACGGCAGCCAGATCAACGACTTGGCTTCCGTTACAACCGAAGATTACAACAGCCTGTCGTACTACTACCCAGGCCTGCAGGCCCTGGCGGCTGCTGATGGTCGCAAAGTCAACGGCTTGACCATGAGCGGCGCCCTCAAAGGCACCAAGCGTGATGTCAGCGGCAACCCTATCGACAGTTCCGACTTCCAGAAGCTGATGAGCCAGGTTAAGTTGAATGTCGGCGCAAACCGCTATAAGTACACCCGCGCTATGATGGCCTGGGAAACTCGCGACGCCCTGGCTGAGAGCCGCGAAACTGACCGTCGCTTTGTGACAATCAAAGACAACAAGCGCGGTGTGGAAGGCGGACTTGCCTACGTACACGGCAAGGACACGCTGGCTTTTGAAGCTGACGAGTTCTGCCCAACGCAGTCTATCTGGGTTTGCCCAGAAGGCGACGTTCTCCAGTTCTGGGGCGCGGACTTCGAGTTCGTTGAGCCACAAGCCGGCCAGAAGTTCTTCCTGAAGCCTAACAGCTCGGGCCACGACAACACCATCCGGTCCTACATGATGGGCCATGGTACTCTTACTTGCGTTCACCCAGCGGCTGTTGGTCAAATCAGTAATTTTACAGTTGGATCATAAGGTTACAGCTATGAGCAAAGAAGTGTTGCTTGACAATTTAGAATATGACAATGGGCAACTTAAGTGGAAACACTCTGGACCCAAAAAATCAAAAGGTAAGATTGCAGGCTCACTTCGACCTGACGGTCGGTACGAAGTTACAATAAACAGGAAAAGGTATCTCCGCAGTCACGCTGTGTGGATGATGTTTAATGGCGCAATACCGGCCGGCTTAGATGTAGACCACAGGAACACTGTCAAATCTGACGACCGTATTGAAAATCTGCGACTGGCCACAAGGTCGCAGAACCTTCAAAATGTCGTAAGAACAAAAGGTAAAGTGTCCAGGTTTAAAGGTGTATCCTTAGACCTAAAAACTGGACTATGGTTTGCCAGGTTATGGCGAACAGAGACTAAGAAAAGTCAGTCCCTTGGATGGTTTAAGACTGAAGAGGAAGCTGCGGCAGCCTATGATAAAGCGGCCCAATCTTACTCTCAGTATATTCTGACCAACGGGTCGTGATCGTAACACTCATGCTCCATGGGGGCCGGGTCATGACGGCTCGGCCCCTTTTTACTTTCAAAGGAAATGAATCATGGCAACTAAGTCCCATCAACAAGCTTTTGGTAACTACCCAGAAAACTTTGACAAACGTGAAGCCCGCCTCCTGGCTGCCGGTTATTCTCTCGTTCAAGTCGCCGCCACCGAAACCTACACTATGTCTGCTACGGAGAGCACCACACACGTAACCATGGCTGGTACTTCTGGTACAACTACATTGAAGTTGCCCCCAGTGGCCAACAGTCTTGGCCGCGTTGTGCGAGTGTATGTATCAGATTCTACCGGAACTGTACTAATCGAACAGGCCGATGGTACCGATCTGATTGCTGATGCTGCAGCTGGTCCCTATGAGTTCTTCTGCACATCCTCGGCTTGGGTTCGCGTAGGTTAATTCTCTACGATGGGGCAGCAATGCCCCTGTCTAACATATAAGGTCAACACATGAGAATTTCAGGAACTATTGAACTTGATGGCTTGTATGTGACCTTTAACCAAGGCACCAGCCAGCAGACTACTCTGCAAGCCGGCGCGCCTGCAAGTAATATTACACTGCAACTGCCAACCACGGCGGACACCTTGGCCGGGCTTGCAGCCACGCAGACCCTCACGAACAAGACGATCAACGCCGCAAACAATACGATCAGCAACTTAACAGTCAGCATGCTGGCCGCCGGCGTTCTCAATACTAGCACCAGCTTAACTGGCGCTACAGACTCCCAAGTGCCAAGTGCACTGGCAGCCAAGACCTATGCCGATAACGCGGCTGCGTCAGGCCTGGCTACCAAGGCCGATAAGACGACAACCATCAGCGCCGGCACTGGGCTCACAGGCGGCGGCGATCTTTCAGCCAACCGCACGATAGCCCTGGCTGATACTGCTGTCACGCTCGGCTCTTATGGATCTGCCACGCAAGTAGCCACTTTCACAGTTGACCAACAGGGGCGTTTGACGGCCGCCGGTAATACAAGCATACAGATCGCCGAGTCGCAGGTAACTAACCTGGTTACTGACCTGGCCGGCAAGCAGGCGGCGGACGTAGACCTCGACGCCTTGGCAGCCTTGGCTACGACCGGACTAATTGCCAGAACAGGATCCGGCTCAGCCGCGACACGCACCATCACAGCGCCTGCTGCAGGTATCACAATAAGCAACGGCGACGGCGTCAGCGGCAACCCTACTTTGGCGCTAGCGGACGACTTGGCCGCTTTGGAAGCTTTGAGCGGAACTGGCATTGCTGTGCGAACGGCCTCTAATGCCTGGGCGCAGCGCTCTGTGGCAGCAGGAACAGGCATATCTGTAACAAATGGCGATGGAGTAAGTGGCAACCCCACTGTGGCGATTGATAGCACAGTGGCGACGTTGACGGGTTCTCAGACACTGACAAATAAAACTCTGGATAACCCAATTATTGACAACTCTCTGACGATGCTACAAGAGAGCACGCCGGCAACGCCAAGTTCCGGGCGCGTCCGGGTTTATCCAAAGACCGATAATAATCTATATATCTTAGACTCCTCTGGTGTTGAGACTCAAATTGGATCTGGCGGCGGCTCCGGCACCGGCTCTCTGAACATCGTCGATAACCCCAGCGCCGCGACTAACACCACTGGCTGGACGGCCGCGACCAACTACACCGTCTCGCGCGACACTTCCAACTCGCCACTGGCTGGTGTAATCGACTCCTGCTTCGCTATCAGCACGACGACAGCTTCGAGCGAACAGTATACGCCCTCTATCAGCGGCGTGTACGCGACCTCGCTCGCAATGCCCGCAGCCCTTCGCAACAGCAAGGTGCAGGGCAACCTTTGGGTGACTGTCCCAGCTACCTCGGCGGGCGTCTGGCGCTTGTCGGTTTACAACGCGTCTGGTACACGCATGACTCTCGACCGTGATAGCGCAGGCGTATTCACGCTTCCTGGTGGTTATACTGGTCAACTGCCGTTCACTTTCGATGCGGACAGCAGCGCAACTTACACCGTGAGTTTCACGCAGACGACACGCACAAGCGCTAACACGCTGTATGTGACGCTTTTGAGCATTGGCAACGGTAACGTGTCGCAGACGGCTGCTGCAGGCGGTTCAATCAGCTACACCCCGACATTTAACGGATTCGGTACACCGTCTACCACTGAAATTGAATATTCCCAAACAATTAACAAAATTCGCATATTGGGTCGCTTTGTTCCTGGCACCACAACCGCCGCCGAAGCAAGACTCGGCCTCCCTAACAGCTGGACAGTTGGACAAACCGCCGGTGCATCCACGGTTAAGGTAGTCGGCTCATGGTGGACAAACAGCAGCTCAGCATCAACCAGAAAGCGCGGCACCTTATTGGCTTTAACTGGTGATACTTACATTAAATTCGGCAGCGATGACTACACCACGGCTTCTGCTCCAGGGACGGCGCTAAACGGTAACGTAGTCGAGGCCGGCACTAACTCAATCTTTATAGACTGTACTATCAACGTCTCTGACCTAGCAGGCAGCGTATCCACTGGTCCTGCGCCGGCTGAGGAGTTTGCATATAACTCGTCCACAGCTACCACAGGGAACGACGACGCCAGCTTTGCCTACGGACCGCAGGGTGTTCAGTTTTACAGCGTTACCGCAGCAGGGCGTAGACGTGTAAGATTCCAATACCCGATACAAGCCGACGATGAAATTGTCTTGGAAACATCTTTCGACAGCGGCGCAACGTGGGGCGCAGTAGGTGCAGGCAGCAGCTTTGTGGTTGAGACACAACGTCAAGGCGCTGTTTTGTACGGCTTCAACTGGAGTAAGGTAGCAGGCAACGCGACCGATATAGATGTAGATTTTCAATCAACCCGCTCCCCTAGTGGTACTGGTTCATACGCTGCTGCCGGCTCGCTCTGGTCTGACCTAAACTCTTCAGCCAACCGCTGGCGCGTACGCAAGACCAAGAAAGCGTCGCTGCCGTTTGCGAACGCAACAGCGGACACTAGCGGACTGATACCGAACTACTCACACGTAGTAAGAAGCACAACTCTAGCAGGTGCCGCAACAACCCCTACAGTAACTGTCAATCAGGTACGTATTGGTAAGCTTGTAACAATCACTGTTGCGAGACTTCCAGTCACTTCCGGTGAAGTTACAAAAAGTGGGACCGGGTATCTCTCATTCTCGTTAGATTCGCATTTCTACCCATCCACTCAAACATGGTTTAACAACTACGGGGTCATAGGTACGGGTAACAACACAACAGTGCTTTGGGAGATAACCACAGGTGGCGAAGTTCGCATGTATAACAACGTCGCGGGCGCAACCATTGCAAACGGTGTAGTTTGCGGCTGGAACCAAGCTTTAACTTTCTCTTACGTTGTCACCTAACCAAAACCAAACGGGTCGCCTTCGGGCGGCTCATTCGGCTCTGGGAGGGCCGTGCCAATGAACGAAAAATTGTTCGAGATGCTAGATGACCGGCTGAATCGAATGGACGAGAAGCTTGACAGGATAATCAACCAGCACGGCGACCACAAGGAGAGGCTGGTTAAGTTGGAAAGTCAGGCTGGGTTTTTTAAGTGGATTTTTGGCGCAGCAGTTACTATACTAGGATCGCTAGCCACCTGGCTGATTGATCGCACTTATAAATAAGGAGTTTTATTATGAAAGATTTTGACATGATGCTGGATGAGCTGCTTGACATGCACCCAGAAGCTGCCAAAGAAGTGGAAGCTCTCCGCTCCAAAGTCGGCGAAGGTATGGAAGCTGAAGGCGAAGATATGATGATGGAAGGCGAAGAGATGGAAGAGGGTGCCATGCCCTTCAAACCTATCCCAGCCGACCTGGCTGATGAAGAGGAAGAAGAAGAAGAAGACGAAGCAGAAATGTATTGAGGTAAGCCATGCCAACGACTGTCGATGACCTGATCAGTCAGATACGCTCAGCTACTGACGAATTAAACACCGAGTACGAAAGTGACGCAGAGATTCTGCAGACACTTAATCGCGCGCAACGTAATGCCACTAACATTATTTCGCGCAAGTATCCGGACCTGTTTACAAAGTCTGTAAATATAACGACAGACGGCGGCTATTTTTACGACATCCCGCCCGAGGCGGCTGGACGAAGAATCCTGCACGTCGAGTGCTACTTAAATCAAATAGCCTACGGCATGAACCGCGTCACAGAGATACAGGCGACTAATTACCGCACCAATGCGCAGTCCTCTAGGCCGCTATACTACGTCATGGCAAAGAACCAATTAGAGCTGTTGCCGCGACCAACTAGCGGTGTAGTTGTGAAACTGTACTACCTAGACCGCAGCCAGCCCCTGGTTACTTCGCAAGGCCGCATTACGCTGGTCGATTCCGGCGACAACCTGGTTCAACTTGATTCAATAGGGGCCAGCCTCTCCACTACTGTTACAGGCTTTAGCTCTTACGTCAACTTTATTGATTATAACACTGGAGCTGTCAAAGGCACCTGCCAGATTGCCGCTATCAATACTACCTCAAAAGAGGTGACGTTTAAGACTAGCGGGCTGACTCGCACAACTGTGCTAGGTATGCCGATCAGCACATCTATTCCGGCCGACTTGGCCGAGGACGACTATGTGTGCCTAGTCACCGGGACATGTGTACCGGAACTGGATGATGTGTACTGTGACTTCTTGCTGCAATACAGCGTCGTGGATATTCGACGCAGATTTGGCGAGCCTCTTAATGAAGAGCTAGAAGCCCTAGATCGGATTGGCAAAGAGCTAGAGGCAATGTGGGCCGGACGCAGATCTCCTGGGCGAGTGCGCAAAGCTAACATTAATTACCGCAATACCGATGGTAGTCTGATCCGTTACTTCCAGTAAGGAGCTGCCCGTGGCCTACGATTTTCAGACAATAAGCTTTAAAAACTTTGGCTTAGGTATCAATGCCAAATCGTCTCCAAACGAACTGGCCGACGGTTATTCTGAGCGTCTGACTAACGTAGACATAAACAACTCGTCGTTAACCAAGCGGCGCGGCTACCAGGGATACGCCGGCTGGCTACCTCTTCGCGTGCGTGAGGCCCAGCATACGGTTGATGGTAAGCTCAAACTTTTCTTTGATGGCGACGTGTCATTTGTCAATACCGGCGTGGTGCCGATCGTGGTCTACGGCCGGCTGGACAGCGACCTGTCAGCTAGTGGCACACCAGTTGCTTTCACTTCGACGTCGGATATTGGACGCTATTATAGCACGTTTAGCGGCTCGATCCCGTACACCTTCACCGCCCCGAGCGGCACCGGCACAGGTTTTAACCCCGGATCCTCAGACGAACTGTTCCTCGTTGTACAGCGCAGCACTTTAGCTGGGTCAGCCAACAGCGAGTGGTTCCTGGCGGACTCGTATGAGGTGGAAAGCACGCCGGCTTATGATGCGAGCATTAGCTGGTCTGGCCTGGCCGCAAACATTGATGTATTTGTATCCAGCTATAACTTTACAGGCGCGACGGGCCGCGAACTGGTATACACATATGTGGCCGGTGCAGGTACGCAAAATATTGATATATCTACTCTTGATAACTTAACTCCAATTGTTCAGTGCTATTATGACGCCGCTGGGACATGGGTCCAGTTTATACCTGACGCCTTAACGTTAGAACCCACTCTAGGCTTTGTAGATATTACCACGTCATTTGCGTCTAGCACAGACGTGATGATCTTGTTCTACGCGCCAAACGCAGCGGATGTCGTAAGCACCACAGTGATGAGCGGCGGCGGGACAGTAGTAATACCTACTACTTATGACTTCTTTACGTTCTCCTGCTATAGCAACAATAGCATGATCTTACCTGACGCCATGAGTTACGATGCTTCGGCGCAGGAAGCCACATACACGTTTAGCTCGCTGCCAATCAACACGGCTGTAACCATCTGTTTCATGCCGACTGATGTGCAGGCTAACTTCTTGACAGTAGATACGCCCGGCGACACATCCGTGTACACAGATACCAGCCCGCAACTAACTGTGTGGGGGTTTAATCAGGATACCTTGTATGATGACGGAGCACCAAACGGCGCAAAGGTGATGCACATTGACGCGTACCGCCGCGAGGGAGAGCAGCGACTGCTGGCCGGTATCAACGGCGTACTTATGCGTGCGGACACTGCAGAGGAGTCTGGCACGACTTATAAATTTGGCAGCACCACAGTGGCAATGGACGCGCGTGTCGACAATAACCAGAACATTGGCCCAGCTTTTGCAGCCACGGCTGCTGTTGCGGCGCGCTCAGCTGGACTTGTGCGGGCAGACAACATAACTTCCAGCAACCAAGCTATATGTGTTAGTGTAGCTTTTGTGGCCTCCGGTCAGGCAGTTTATACACTATCGCTGGTAAATAAGACTGGCACGCTGGCGGCGTCGCTGACAGCCAACGACTACGTGACAGTGACCGGGTGCGGCCAAACTATTCACAACGGGACTTTCAAGATTATTTCGACTAATGACACAAACAATACTATCACTGTGTCCAATCCACTGGTTACATCCAATCGTTACGACGAGAGCGGTATGTTGGCCAAACTGGCCGTCTATACCGACAAGTTCACTGTACAAACTCCGTCGCCGCGTTTCTTGACTGGGGACATGATAGCCCTGTCATCAAACGTAACCTATGAATGTTTATTATGCGACGCCGTAACTGTGTATTTAACCGGAGTTACGGCATACAATGCGCTCGTAGCTTCCAATAAGATCTATGTCACGCGAGCCACATCATTACTGCCGGTTACCAGCGCAGCTAACTTTGTGTGCGGCGACATGCTCGACGTGACCGGAATGGCCAATAAGCCTAGAATACTTGAAATAAACCCGTCGAGTACTCAGTCCTGTACAATAACTAGCGACGGCACAACCGCCACCGTGACGGCCGGCGGCACAATAAACTTTCGCGCTGGGATGAAGGTAATTATCACTAGCGACTCAGACCCGCAAGTTAATGGCGAGTACACAATAGTATCCGCCCCCACAGTAGAGTCATTTACCATTAGTGCCACTTGGATAGTCACAGCTCTATCTGCTTCTATTGTCGGCCCGACACTGCAGATAGACGAAGAGATTGACGCCTACGATGCCTCGTCGCCCATGACGATAGCCACGGCAGAGCGGTGGGTGCCGCTGGAGTCGCCGGTCACGTCCGATAACTTGCCTAAGTCAACCTATTATCAGCACATGCCGTCTGATGGGTTTACTAACCAGGCGACCGTGCGGTCTACTGTTATCGCCGACAATATGTATTTCACAAATAACCAGGATGAAGTACTTAAATACGACGGCACCAGCGTGTACCGCGCCGGCCTCCAGTACTGGGCACCGCAACTGTTTTCTAACGTGGATACCGGCACAGCGTCCATACCGCTCAACAGCACCCTGGCTTCGGCCACGGCAGCCGGTTCTGTGTTTACTGTAGCGTTGGGCGCGCAAGCCGCGTTTGCAGTTGGTTCTACAATCGTGTCTAACTTGGGCGACACATATACTGTGTCCGCAATAGGCTCTAGTGGCAGCAACGGAACGGTTACGGTTACCGCGTCAATCACCAGTCCAGGATCCGTGACCAGCATCCAACTGGCTAATCGCTATCGGTACTACTTCCGCCTGAACGCCATTGATGCCAATGGCAATGTGACCGCAGGAGCTGTGACCGGCCTGGATGACTACGTGATTGACATGACTGCTGCCGGTCAGATCAAGCATAAGCTGGTGGGCTTGCCAGCATTTGGTATGTACAACTACGATTCGCTAGATGTCGAGGTGTACCGCACACTGGTAGGTAGCAGCGGACCCTACTACCGCGTAGGCGTGGTGGATCTCAACTTTAATAATGCTGCCGGATACATAGAGTTTACAGACGCCACGGCCGACACGTTCCTCTCCGCACTGGACCCGGTGAACACTGCATTGTTAGGTGAAGAATTGGGCGTGGCCTGGTCGCAACCATTGCGCGCCAAGTATGTAACGTCCATGAACAACAAGCTGCTACTTATGAATGTCAAAGGGTACCCCCAGTTAGACGTGTCGCTGCTTGCTGACAACGGCTTTGGCTCGCTCGCCACGTCGGCTCTTTCCGGTAAGACTGTTATACTTCGGAAGGACAGTAATGACACCGGGCTAACTACTAACATGATTGACCGCGTCAGCTTCGAGTTTGTGACATCAAGCAGCGGCACAGTGTCATCAGTAACCAGCGCCAGCGGCTACTTTGAGGTTACAACCGGGGCGGCGCATGGCCTGGCAGCTAAGGACTGGGTGTATTTGTATCACTCGGCTACAGGTAACAATAAGGACCTGACGTTTGCCGGATGGTTCCAAGTGGCCTCTACTCCCGGGGCCACAACTTTCCGCGTAACTGCGGTTGGTACGCTAGCCACGAGCGGCGCGGATGTTAATACTTGGGCAAAAGCCACCAGTGGGTACGTCCCAGTCTTCTTGGGCACAGACGGTAACTATGCACAAATAGGCGCAAATGTACTCAATGAACTCACCGCTATTCAGCGCCTGGCCTCTGCAATCAACGCCACAATGCGCATGGTTGACGTGACTTTGACAGGGCAGACGCAGTTCACGCCGTGGATTGCCGCTGCCGCCGGCAGTACACAGGGACCTGGGCGTATGGTGCTTCGGCAAGATGTTGTGCTTGATACTACATTTGAGCTAGTCTTGTCTGGTGCGATTACTGGCGCTAGCTGGTACGTTGACGGAACCAAGCGCTCCGCTGCTTCGTCTGCGCAAGCTTTGACGCCGCTATTTCAGTCGCGCATCATAGCCTCGTATGAAAACTATCCAGAGATCTTTGATAGCCCCGATCAGATCAGCGGCCCGGCTGCCAGCGTCATTGACATCAACGCAGCGGACGGTGAAGAGCTGACAGGCGGTCTGCCATTCTTTGGTACGTCTGCGTTTACCGCGTCTAACCAGGAACAGTTCCTTATTGCCTTTAAAGAGAACTCGATATACGCCGTTGATGTTACTAACGGAATAGCCAGTAAGTTACGCAGTCGAGGTCTCGGTTGTACAGCTCCATACTCTATTGCCCCAACACGCGATGGTATTATGTTTGCAAACAACAGCGGCGTGTACAAGTTAGATAATAATTTGAATGTGGTATACACTGGTCTTTTCATAGAAAAGATCTATCAGGACGAAGTAAACCGCGACGCCCTGGCTGTTGCAACTGGCACACATTACGCAATTGGCAGCGTGTATAAGCTTTCTATACCGCTGGTAGGCGAACTGAAAAACTCAAACGTGTTAGTGTACAACCATCAAAGCGAAGAGAATGGAGTACTTGGGGCCTGGACAGAGTATACCAATCACCCGGCGACAGGGTGGGCCAACCTGGGTAACGACGCGTTCTTTGCCACAAGCACAGGGTCGGTATTCTCTATACGCAACCAAGATGATGCAACGGACTTCCGCGACGACGGAGAGGCTGTGGCCGAAATGACTATGTTGCTGCGGGCCAATGATTTTGGGGCCGCCGGCATACGTAAGAATGTAGCATATATAACCACGCACTTTGAAATGCGATACAGTGACAACATTGACACCGCTATTCGAGTGGCGTATGATCTGCAGACGGCGTTCGAAAGCGCCGGCGAATTTGACTTTATCAAAGGCCCTAATACAAAAGTTAAATTTGCTCAGGCATCTGTGCCGCGCCGCAAGTCCAACTACATCCAGGTTAAGTACAGTAACTCAACCAAAGACGAGTCTGTGATTCTGGCCGGGGTAGACTATACTGTAAGTGGCTTGTCTTATCTGGGTGTTAACGAAATTAGTTCAGGAGCAAGATAATGGCAATCATCCGCACTGCTAAGGGTCTGCAAGAAGCTAATCAGGAGACGCTGCGGGATCGCCTACAGCGGTTGGACCTGCCACAAACCACGGGGGCGGCGCAAGCAGAAGCCCTAGGCGCTACCCCCAAGCAAGCGGATATGGCCGGCACACAGGTGCGCAAGCAGGCCGTCATCAAAGAGAACCTGACACCAAAGCAAGATCAGCTGGCTTTGTCACAGCGATATGCTCAGCAGCAGGCTGCGCTTACTGGCGGGCAGCAGCAGCAATTGGACCAAGCGCAGCAGCTTGCCAAACTTGCTGGCCTCGACACGCGCATCCAAAAGTTAGCCGAGGAACGAATCAACCAGGCTGGGCAGCAGCCTGTGCAGCGCAAAGCCGAAGACTCTGAGCTGGCCAAGCTCATTCCGGCCACAGACCCTAGGTACCAGCAGGCTGTCGCAGCCCTGGCCGATTACGCCAATGACCCAGCCAGGCAAGAGTCCGCCTTGGTTGCTTTGACTAATCTGGGCATCACGCCAGCCCAAGTCAACGGCTTACTTGAGACTACGGACGCCGCCCTCGGTCGCGCTGCCGATCCTACCGCTATCCGGGGCAGCGACCTGGATGCTTCCCTGCGCGATATGGGATATGCCGGCGGCGTGCTAGAACTTAGCCAGCAGCTCGGCAAAGATGTATCCACCATGGGTGTCGAGGACCTTGTCAAGGAAGTCCAAGCCTACCGAAATAAGGTGACGGCCGAGAAAGAAAAGCTGGAGGCTCAGGCCCTTAGCCAGACCGGCATGCAACAGCAAGCCGCTATGCAGCAGCTGCAGACATTCCAACAGGCCGGAGGCGTAGGGCAAGAGCAAGCAGTCGAGCGCGCACTGGCTCCAATAGACATGGCCTCGACGGTGGATGTGGGCGGCCAGAATATGCGAGTGGACCAACTGCTGCAGGACCAAGAGTTCTCAGACCTTATTGAGCAATGGGCTATTTCGTCACCAGAAGAGCGCGAAAAATTAATCCCCTCTGCTCAATTTGGTGGGCTGGTTCAATGGATGACTCAAAACGAACAGGCAATTAAGCAGGCAGCACAGGCGGGCGCGCAGGCCCAGCAGCAGTTTGGTCAAACTCAACAACAAGTTCAAGCGCTTGGCGCAGACGCTATTCAAGATAAGAAATTGTTGTCCGGCCTGGTACCAGGCTTTGATCCAACCAAAGCCTACACTGCGTCCGATCTGACTAATTTTCAGCAGCAGCTGCAGTCTAGTCCTGCCTATCAGTTCGCCAAAGCTAGCCCAGAAGGTCGCACGTACATCAACAGTTTTACGCCGGAAGAGCTGCCCCAGCTCCAGGGCATGTCAGTGCCTGACTTGCAGCAGCAGGCCAACGCCTATCAAAAAGTAAAAGGCAGCCCGGGCCTACAGTCGCGCTACGACCTGGACCCTAATACCAAAGTGTACAGTCAAGCGCAGCTCAACGCGATCGACAACTTTACACGCCTGCCGCCGTACATCCAGACGATCGGTACGGATCCTGACTTTAAGTCCTTGACTGTGGATCAACTAAAGTACTTTGATAAAAACGGCCAGCTCAACGGCGAAATGGTAGATGAGTTCAAGCAGTTCCTACAAGAGCAAAAGGCCCTAGTGTCCGACAGTGATCAGACGGCGGTGCAGTCGGTGTTTGGCGGAACAGCAGAAGCCATGAACGCCAAGCGGGCAGAGCTTGAGGCAAGGGCGGCGTATGGTGATCAAGACGCCATCGCAGCGTTGCAGCAGATAAAACAATACGACGTGAACAGCGACGGCAGGATCGACGCCACCGACGCCCGTCAGTTGGCTGCCGCACGCAAGGCCGAGCTGGCTGGCAAGGATGTTGAATTCTTTAAAGGTCAGTACGGCACAGGCACAAAAGGCTTTGAGACGCTGGGCGAGAAGGCCGCAGCTGCTGGGCAAAAGCTGGCTACTAACACAGCTCAGGGTATCTATAACGAATTGCAGGATGCTATCAAGACCGGCAACTTTAGCGCCTATACTGACACGCTTTGGGCAGATCCAAAGGCGTATAATCAAATCTTAGAACTGCAACGACAAGCCGCTGGCAAATTAGATCCGTCTAGTTCTACGATGCAAAAGCTCAATGGGGTTGTCAAAGCCATGCAAGATCGCTTTATCCAAGAAACGGATAGAGAGGCAGAAACTAGATTTGGTAAGCCTGGAGAGCAAAGCCCAGAAAAGGCCGGAGCGTATAAGCAGTACTTGGACAGCCTTAAAAACAATAGCCACCCGCTGGCCCAGCAGGCTTATAAAGCCGGGTTGCGCCAACTGACGCAGTACGCAACTCAGCGAGTTAATGAAGAACTTCCACCTCCGCCTAAAAAACTTACAGGGCAAGGGTTTGCCCTTGACACAGGACCGGGCGCTGCTCCGGCCTGGCAGGCTTACAAGGCCTACAAAAATAAGCCGGGTTTAATTGCAATAAGTTTGCCAGAAGCCCAAGCTTACTACGAGTTTACGCGAAACAAGATCATGGCCGATCCTGCATATATTCCTAATTTTGCCGATCCTAATAAGGCAAAAGAACTCGCCACCTTCATGAAGAGCAAGGGGTTCTAAGTGGCTACACTGTTTGACAAACTATCCCAGCCAGCGGCTCCTCAGCTGCCTACCAACCAGCAGAGCAGGATCGAGCAACTACTGGCTGCCAAGAAGGGCAAGGTCGCGCAGGCCCCCGCGCCCACATCAAACATTGGCGAGCAAGTGGCCGGCGACCAGGCCAAGTCTGCGTTGCAACAGCAAGGTTTGCAAACCGCTCTGCAAGGAGCTGCTGCCAACGTACAACGCCAGGGCCTGGAGCAGGATATAGCCCAGCAGTCCGCCGCGCAGCAGCAGCAGTTTGACACCCAGCGACAAGGTATGACCGCCGAGACTAACCGCAATCTTGGCACAATGGCTGGCCAGGAGCAGCTACAAATGGTCGAGCTGGATGCGGCCAAGCAGAGAAAGCTCCGCAGCATCAATAGTCAGGCTGAGTCCCAGTTGCGGGCACTCGCGGCACAGGGCCGGATGGATGTTGACGATCTCTTTGCCGACTTCAAGCGGTCCAACCAAGAGCTAGAGTTTCGCCAGGATGCCGCGCAGCTTGAGCAGCTTGGCACACTTCTTGCGTTGCAAGACCGTAAGTACATCGACGAACTCAACCGGATTGGCGAAAAGCGAAAGCTATATGACAAGACCAACTGGGAAAAGGAAAAGGCGCGCGTGATCTACGGCGAGACACTAGATGGTCTTATGCGCGAGCTTAACTTCCAGCGCGGCGAGGACGTGTCAAATCGTGACTATCAGCGCCAGCTTGCGCAGATCGACATTGACACCGCCATTGCCATGGCCGAAGCCAGTATGCGTGATGAAGCAACCAGGGCTATGTGGGAGGCCGGTATAGGCGCCGCATCCACAGCAGCTAGTACGGATTGGGACAAGATACTTGGACCGAGCACAAAGCCGGAGCCAGGTATGACTTCTGAATCAACCACCGGACGAGTAGCGGGGCCAGTATAATGGATTTTGACGCACTTGCACAAACTGTGCCAGGTATAAACGAACAGGCCGCTGGACAACAGAAGGCCGCGCGTGATATTTTGCTGCAGCGTCAGGTAGGCGCTCTACCCACTCAACGCGCAGAAGCTAAGGCTAGTCAGCAGTTGGCCGGCGCAATGACCCAACAGGCAGGACAAGATGCACTCGCAGCCGGACAAGCCCAAGCACAGACCGCCGCGCAAGGTCAGCAGCTCAGTAATGCGGCACTTCAGAACCAAGCGTCAGCTCAGCTCGCGCAGCGTAAACTCGTACAAAATAAAGCGCTGGCGGACCTTTCATCGGCCAAACAAGACGAGATGGCTGTTGCTATGTTACAGTCCCGTAAGCGAGTAATGGACGCCGAGCAACAAGCGGCCGACGCCTTGCAGACCTTTGGTATTGACCAGGACAACTCGTTGCAGATGGCAACCATCCAGCAGCGCAAGGATTTGCAGCGCCTGGGTAATGACGTAAAAGACAAGCTTGTCGACAGCCGCCTTCGCTTTGAAAAGGATGAGATGGGCCGCAAGTTTACTAATGAGCGCCAGCTGTCTGACTACATCTTGAGCAACGCTCGGACGCAACAAGAGTTTGACAGCGAGATGCGCGGCCTGATCAAAGAGACTGATCAGTATATTCTAACCCTTGATATGATGGAAAACAAAATCAGCCAGGCCATGAAACAAGGGTACATCAAAGAGAAGGGTGACCTCGACCGGCAGATGGGCCTGGAACTTGCACGTATGAAAGCCGAGATACAGCGCAAGAAGCAGCGCGAGATGGCCAAGAAACGTAACAATATGGCAGCATGGCAAGCGGCCGGATCTATAGCTGGCGGCGCGGCCGGTTTTATATTAAGCGGCGGCAACCCAGCAGTAGCGGCAGTGGCCGCGCAAGCAGGCGGGGCAGCAGGAACAGGCATAGGCGCAGCCGTAGAATAAGGAGTTAACGTGGCTACTTACAAAAGACCGTATACACCAGATCGCATACGCTTGCCGGACGAATATGACGCCGACGCAGATATGATGACGCAAGAAGAAGACCTGGCTGCACGTGTAGCCAAGTTTCCACAAGGTCCACTGATCCCGGTGCAAGATGACCTTAGCGCGCAAGCTGCGGCCACAGGCGACGAGCCTGCGGAGCAGTTGATCGGCGAGCAAGCTGCTGCTAATGGTCAGCCAGAGATTGACATTAGCGCGGAGCCTGCCGACCTTGCTGCACGCCTAAATCAGATTCAAAAAGAAATGGCCAAAGTCAATTTCCCAAAGCGTCGCGAGCGCGGGCCGGGCGTTGACTTGGCCGCTGACATTGCCGATCTTAAGAGCCGCCTGTCGGCCTTGGACCAAGAGCAGGACAGTGCCGTAAAAGATATAGAAAAGCGACAACTGTACGGCGAGCTGGCTGCTCAACTTGGCAAGTTTGCGGCAGCGGTATATGGCCAGAAAGTTGGCATAGATCTTGCTGGCCTTAAGCCGGACATGCCAAAGTTTGACAACGAGTATGAGCGCCTGCTGGCTAAGTACAAAGGCCAGAAGGCAGACACGCGCGACGTGGCTGAAGCCGGCATGCGCGATAAGGTGCGCCAGGCCGACCGTCTTGATAAAGAAGTGTCCGCCCAAGAAGATTATGACCTCAACAAGTTCCGTGCCACTGAGGCAGCCAGGCTCCAGGGCCTGGCGGCTGAGCAGCGTGGCCTACTCACAGCCGAACAACTCCGCACTAAGCGCGAAATGGCAAAAGCCCGCGACGCCGAAAAGGAATCCCTGGCTATTGACAAAGCCGCCCTCAAACGCGAAGAGGCTTACGGCAAGTTGGCGCAGCAGATCAACTCTATCTATCGCGGCAAAGAGAGCGGCACAGTTAAAGCAGCTAAGGCCATGGCTATCCTGCAGACCAACCCATTAACCAAGTCTATTGACAAGGCTGAATGGGAAGGCGCGCTGCAAGAAGAGGGGTTGCTGTACGGCAAGAACCCCAAGAAGGCTGACGAAGCGTTGGCCGCCATCACACAGAAGCTCAGCGAATTGGCCGTTGCCAACACACCATCTGCTGCAGCCGCTGCGCAGGCATCCGGCCAAAGTCAGCCGCCGGCTCCAATGGTGACGCTTATCCACAAGCCATCCGGCGCAAAGAAGCAGTACCCAGCCAATGACCCGGCCGTGGCTAAAGCGCGCAATAACCCGGACTTTGAGGTTAGATAATGGATCCATTCAAGGAGCTTGAGCAGACAGAGCAGGCAGACCCTTTCAAAAAGTTGGAGGGCGTTGATACATCCGATCCATTTGCGGAGCTTGAGCAGCCCTACGGTGAAAAGCCGAGCTATGTAGAATCCGCTATTCGCGGCGCAGCGCAAGGCGTGTCGTTTAATACGGCAGAAGAACTAACAGGGTTGACCGAAGCGCTGGCGGCCAAGGCCGAGGGCAGTCGCGAATCGTTCAGTGATTTGTACGTTCGCAGTCGAGACGCATCCAGGGCGGCTTATAAGGCGGCCGAAAAAGCCAACCCCAAGACGTTCATGGCTAGCCAGATTGCAGCCGGCGTTGCGGTACCAGGGGCTGGCTGGCTGGCTGCAGGTAAAGGTATTGGTACAGCCGCACGTGCTGGCGCGCTAGCCGGCGGCCTATCAGGCTTTGGTGCAGCTGAGGGTGACGTGGGCGAGCAGCTCAAAGATACTGCAGCCGGAGCAGTTATTGGTGGTGTGGGCGGAGCGGCGCTGGCCGGAGTGTTCAAAGGTGCCGGCGCAATGCTAGGTGGCGGCAAAGCTGCGCAAGCTATTGCAGATGATCTGCCAGAGCTTATGCCAGCCGCGCACAAAATAAAAGACACAATTCCAGACAATCTCGATGATGCCCTCAAAGGCCGCGACGCTCAGTTTATGCAATACGTCCTGCGCACCAAGGTGCCGGAGACAGTTGAAGAAGCTTTTGTTAAATCAAATGGCAAGCAGAACCAGCGCGTCACTCGCGTAATGGAGCGTGCCCTGGATAACCAAGAACAGTTTGACAACGTCCTCAACCAGTTCTCGCCCAAGATTCGACAGCAGCTGTACGACGAGTATCGCGGAGCGCAGGCGCTGACCCAAGCCGCCCGCGACCTAAAGTCCAGCTATATGAACAAATTGCGCGTTACTGACTATGATCCTGTACAAGGCTGGATGTCGTGGCTCAGACCTGCCAACTTTAATGCGCAGCGAGTGGACGCTAAATATGGCTCAGACTTTACAGGCGCAATTCTGGATGCCGTTGATGCTGAGAACAAGCTGGCGTCTGGAGCTACCCCGTTCCTTAAGCAGGCGCTGTCCGTCGAAAAAGAGATGGCCGCCGCCATGAAGAAATCTAAGTTCAACAATTTTGACGACTTCAGCCGCGACCTTTACATGCGCGTCACACAAGGTAAGTTCAAACCCGGGTCTTTAGAAAGCAAGGTTGTCCAGTATTTTGACGACGCTCGCAAAACCTTGAACAAAGAGTATGGCCTTAACATCCAAAAGCTGCAGCCCTATGGCAAGCAGACCGTGTACCTGCCGCGCACGCGCATGGACATGGACACTATGCGTCTCAAACTGGACCGGGCTACTGACCGTCTGTTCTCCGGCGCAATGCCTGAGAAAGAGCAGAAGGCCTACTGGGACGCAATGCGCTACCTTGGTAAAGAGTTTGGCGAAGAGCTTGACAACACGGCTGACAAGGCTACACTCAAGAGCTTCATTGAGAAGCGCCTGCTTAAGACTGCGGAAGAGCGCGGGGCCGTCAAGCGCCTGGAAGCTGCGGCTGCCTTTGGCCGTGACCATGACCTGCCTCCATACATTGTCGAGTACGATATACCCAAGCTGATGGCCAACTACATCAACGGCAACATGAAGGCCGGCCTATATCAAGTGCCTATGGCTCGCATGTCAGCACAGATTGAATCAGCCAGGATGCTTGGTATGCCAAAGACGGCCGAGTACTTCCAGAAGGTGCAAGACAGCCTCATGGGCACGCCTAGCGACTGGAAGGCTAAGATGCAAGAGCGAGCTAGCCAGTGGCGGCTCCAAGGGCAGCGCACGCTGGATGATTCAAGCACGCCGCTTGGCAAGATGCAGGGATTCTTTCAAAAGACGTTGCCAGACTTTGTGCCGTGGTCCATGGGCAATATGTACTATAACCTGTTGAATCTTAACCCGTACTCCGTAATGCGCAACTTAACACAGCCTATCATGGGCGGCTCAACTGACATTGCGGCTAGAGCTGGTAACGCATACGCAGCCAAGATCACAGCGCAAGGATTTAAAGATCTGCTCCGCAAGGGCGGCGGGGCAAATCCCAACCTGATCGGCTTGGCCAATGAAGGTCCGGTGCGCAACGAAGCGACCCAGGCTATCGTTAAGGGGCTTCGTGACTCTGGTGTGCCGGAGGCCGTGCTTGGCGGTATCAAGGGCTATGAGAAGGCGTCGGGCCTACTGATGGATATATACTCTGCCGCCGACACCGTCAACCGCCGATGGACCCTCGCAATGGCTGACCGCGTGGCGGATGACTTCCTTCGCGGCAACCCGTCAGCAGCCAAGGTTGTGGCCGATCTGCCAAAGGGTATTAAGGCACGTATTAGCCAGGCTCAGGAGGCAGGAAACAGTGAAGCCGTGCGCGAGCAGCTTCGGCGCTGGTTTAATATCCAGCATCAATACTCATACACCAACGCCGACATGAGTCGCCTGGGGCGCGAATTCGGTTCCGTGTTAACCGCTTTTACCAAGTTCCCTACGTCCGTGGCTTCTGATATTGAGAATGAGTTTTATCGCAAGGGCATATCCGGCGCGTTTCCAGTAATGCGTAAGTACCTGTTTCCGCTGGCCGCTTTAGGTGCGGCGGACGTATATACGCGCGAGGCCCGCGAGGATATGGACCCTAAACTAAAGCTGGTTTTTGGCGATAACTTCAGAGAGCTATCGCCGGCTCTGGGCCTGGTTGTTCAACCGCCTCCTTTAGTTGGCGCGGCGGTCAAAGCTGGCGATGCTGTCGTAAAGGGCACGTCTGCACTGGGCGACATGGAGCCAGAAGATATGCCGGAACATGTGCGTAAGACAGGTGTCAAGATCCTTGACGCGGCCGCTCCGTTCTTGCCAGGCTACGGCTTCTTCAAGATTACTAAAGGCCGAGCTGAGAAGGCCGGTATAATAGAACCTTCCGAGGAGTGATTATGGATATCGTACTTAAGGCCCTGATTGCAATGGGCATGAAGCTTCTGACAACCAAGGTAATTGAGGAGATGTTTCTCTTTGCAACCAAGCGCCTGGTTGATTTGACTGAGACCAAGGTTGACAATGATTTTTATGACATCGTTGAGAAAGCTATCAAAGGAGAGAGCAAGTAATGGGATTGCGTATACCTAAGCAAAAACCTTTGAAAGAAAAAGAAGACCCCACGGCCGGATTTTTAAACAGCATGTATCTGACAGGGCGTCCTGCTACTGTTAAAGATTATAAAGTGCCACTTAAAGGTGGCAGAACAGGGAGTCGCTAATGGGAGCCAGGGTCCCGCCCCGAAAGAACACCGATTTTCAAAGTGATCGTACAGGTTCGTCCGCACTGCTCAAGCTATTGGATAAACTTTACATTGGCGGCCTCCCGTCTAGCGAAGCGCCGGCAATTGACGAGATGCCTAAGCCCAAGAAGAAGCTTCCATCTTTGGAAGAAGAAGATGAGAAAATTGATATTCCTTCAAATATCATGGGCAGTCCATGAAGTGCCCACACTGCCGGCTGAGCTGGATGCTTCTAATCAGCCATCAGTCTCGCTGGCGGAAATGTGGGATTTGTCGGTTTTGCGCAAAAGAAGAAGAGTCCGCCGTAGCAGACTCCTCACCTCTTCCAACTCGCGGCGAAGATCTTCAACCTCCCCCGCGAGATTATTCATCTGACGCTGATCTTGGCTAGTCAATTTCTTGGGCGGCGGCTCCGATTGGGTCTGCCGCTGCTTCCGTTTCCATTGCATTGAGATGACGTTGTTCTGCACCTTGTATTGCCTGCTCTAAGGCAGCCAGCATATCAATCCCGCCTTGAGCGCGAATGTACTGGGCAGCATCTCCGGCGTCAGCGATAGGCTGGTTAACGATTGTCTTGACGTGCTCATACTGACGGGACATCCAGTCGCGCAGAGCTGTAGCTTCCAATTGCATATCGGACCTCTCAGTGTTTGATGTTAGCAATAATAAGCTTGACAATCCAGGCGTGGCCGGTAAAGTCAAAATCCTCGTCCCCCATAAACCGAAACGCAATCTTGTCCTGGTGGTCACCGGTCAGCGCGGTTGGGCCATTGAGCGTGCCCTTAGTGCGCAGGTCCGGGTGATATTCAACCAGAGCCAAGTAGCGGTCGCCTAGGCGCAGGTCCTGGTCCATTGTGTAAACCAGCGGCTTCTTAGCCTTGCCGGAGAACTCCAGCACAGGCGGCAGATAGATGGCGTCCTCGACAGCGTGCGGCCCTTCGACCTTCAGCCAGCCTTTCTTCATAGCAATGCCGATGCCGGCTTTTCCTAATACTTCCATTGTTCACCTCATCCTAAGCTGTCAAACATTTTACCAGCTGCGTATCCAGCAGCCAACGCAATCGCGGCGATGGCTAGTGCTCCAGGCCAAGTCAGGCTATTGATCCATTCCATCAGTCACCTCCTTTGATATTGTTGATCTCTTTGCTTACGTTCTTGACTGTATCCTTGTCATTGGCCGCCTTGGCCTGCGACTTCAGCCGCTTCAGCTGGTTTAATTCACGAACTGTGCCAAAGCGTTTAGTGCCGTCAAGGTACGTGGCGCTGGTTCTTGTGCGTACGTTGGGGGCAGCCAGCATGCGGCGCATAGATTGCTCTCCGCAAGCAGGACATGTCATCCATTCGTCCCTGTGGATCCGGTCAATCAAGTCTTCCATAGTATGCTGGCACTGGAGGCAGCCAAGCAGCATTGACTCATAGGCCATTGGTCTGCCTCGCTTTGTCAAGTTGCTCCTGCAGCACAGCATTAAGGTCAGCAACCAGCTGGCTGTCGCTCATATAGTGGTTCTGATTGGTGCGGTCGCGCTCCTGCAGCTTGGTCTTGTGCGCGTCCATTACAGACTCAACGGAGAAATTTAAACACTCCATGATTCTAAATAGATAGTGCAGGCAATCGCCAAGCTCTAACAACGCCGCGCGTTGATCCAGCGGACGATTGTACATCAGGTGTTTCTTAACCACGTCAACCAGCTCGCCTGTCTCACCACTAAGTCCCAAGAGAGCATGGGTCAGCTCGGCATTGGCTGCCAAGTTAGCGGCACGCATTGGCACGCGGTCAAGTGTGTAGCGCGAGTTGCAAAAGTCTACAAATTCCTTAAGGTTCATTCTACTGCCTCCATTGCGTGATATATCCAGCCTACTACGGACGCGGCGCATATTGCGGCCATCCACCAGTTGTCAAAAATCTGGCCCCAGATATATGTGCCAACGCAGCAGATAGCGGCGGCTGTCATACATCCTGCGCCGTAGATAAATTTATTGATCATTTAGCTTCCACCTTTTTGTATTTTTTGAATTTTCCGAATGGGTAACCCAGCGCATATTACTTGTGTTGTAACCTAAAGCAGAATCAATTCTATCTACACTAGGTGTCAGTTTTCTGTCATAGTCCGAGCTTTTCCAGGTTTCGTATAAAACGTCAAAGTCTGCTGAACCTATGGCCCAATTGTAAAATTCATCCCTAGACAGCAGGTCTTTACCTTGATACAAATGCCATTTTAATTTTTGCACACCAGTTAT